CCCTGAAAAAATCAGATTGGAATAAGATAAAAGAAATATTGGAACATGTAATAGGTAAGCCGCAATTAAATATAAGCACTGATAATTTAGGTAATGACTTTACATTTAATTTTGTGCAAAACTCCGAAGCACACAAACCAACTGATTAATGGATATCCCAACAACTCCTATATTCAATCAATTAATCGCATACTCAAAAACTCATAGATTCCTTATTAATGAAGGGAGTTCCCGAAGTTCAAAGACATACTCCATACTTGAATACCTGATATACATAGCCCTTAAATCAAAAACAACAATTACAATTAGCCGAGTAAAATTGACATGGCTAAAGAAAACAGTCCTTATCGACTTTATTGAGATAATTGAGAAATATTACGGACTATCAATGAAAAGATTCAATAAGACTGAAATGGTGTACACGTTTGATAATGGGAGTGTTATTAATTTTATTGGTTCAGAAGAAAAGCAAAAACTACATGGATTAAAGCAGGATGTTTATTATGGCAACGAATATGATGAAGCGAGCTACAAGCAGTTCGAGCAGGCAAATATAAGGACTAAAGAGTTATTTATTATTGATTATAATCCGAAATATGTAGAACATTGGATATATGATAAGGTTGAAACAAGAGCTGATGCAATTCTAATTAAATCAACATACAAGGATAATTGCTACCTATCCAAAAATATCATTAACGAAATCGAAGCCCTAAAAGATGTTGATGAGGTAAGTTGGCAAATATATGGTCTTGGATTAAGGGCCGCATACAAGGGGATGATTTATCAGAACTGGAAATTAGTTAACACTATTCCAGAAACATACGAATGGGTTTGTTATGGACAAGACTCAGGCTTTAACGATCCTTATGTATTAGTGGCTGTTTACTTTGACGGTCAATCATTAACAGTAGATGAATTGATATATCAAACACATATGACTGATGATGATGTTATTAAGAAGCATCAGGAAATGGGTGTATTAAAAACAACTGAAATAATTGGCGACAGTTCAGACCCTGCTTTGCTGTTAGCACAGAGGGGTGCAGGTTATAATATAAGAGGGGCAAATAAGTTCAGCGGCTCATTACTGGCAGGGATTAAAGGGCTGAAAAAATACCCTGTAAATATTACAAATAGAAGTGCTAACATTATCCGTGAAAAGAATATGTACAGGTGGAAATGTCACGCACAAACAGAGGTGTTTCTTGATGAACCGGAAGACAATAATAATCATGCAATGGATGCAATAAGATACGTAGCATTATATAAGAATTTATGTGCTATGAATTACATGTAACATGCAACATGCAGTATAGAAGGTTTAATCAAAAGATATAATTATGGAACATGAAATAACAAAATTAGAACAGCAAGTAGTGTTTAAATTTGGGCAAGATGCATTAGATTCTATTCGAAGAAATATAAATAGTAAATATTATTATGAGTTATTAATTATATTTACAAATTCAACAAAAGAAGAATTAAAAGAATATACTAATTTCAACATCCAATTTAACGATGATTAAAATATATAAATTATGCTCGGGACAATCATGTCCCGAGCAAATACACATTGTCAACCGTGCGTACCATCCATTAACGACACTCCGTGATGAATGCCCTGAATTAAATTAATTAGCTCAAATCCGTAATTCACACTGATATACTTTGCAATAGCGATACCTATCTCATTCCCAAAATCATCCATGTCAACTATCTTATGTTTATTTTCATTCAGTCGATTGAATATGTCATTAGCCATCAATTCAATACCTTTGCTACTGAATTGCAATTTATTTGTGATTTTTCGCACTTGTTTCATAACGTTATTTATATTAAAAGTTAATTAACTGATTATCAATATTGACATTTCTCTAAGCCCGTATATTTCGAGACTTATTATGTTGCTGTTTTGGTGTGGGTTTAGCTATATGTTTATTGTAATCTTTAGAAGCGTTGATTACATCCCTGTTAAGTAATCAGGATTATTTCACAAATACTATAAAATTCATTTTAGTTAATTTGCTCATAATATAGCATCTTTAAATTTAAATATTTATTTATATTTTCCGTTATAAGCCATTTAAGGTCTTTATCCTTTTAAGCTCATTCCAATTGTCATCATATATTACTAAATCTACCCATTTGTCATTTTTGTGGCATGGGTCAATTGTTACGCATATTTCATTACACTGCATTTTAAGGTCATCAGATTGGTCAAATAAAAAACGGCTTATAACACTATGTAAAGTGCATTGCTCAGTATCTTTTTTGTTTTTAATTTTCATATCTGCTTTATTTAAAGTTATTAAGTTCACTATCATCTAATTCAGGGAAATACAATCTACCAAGTGACTGCTCAGGGATCATATCCTTTTTCATGTTTTCCATAATTATTTTTCATTCATATAAATATATATATCTGTATTTAATAACGGACACTTACTAGGCACGCTTATATCATCATGATAATCTGGGATTGAATCATCCGAAATTATATCATCTGGATTAATAAACTCACTTAGTTTACAATCCCTTCCAAACTCATTGTCATAATTACAAAATAAACAATTATTACAATTTGATACATTTAATTCCATAATCTATTTTTTAGTTGTGTAGTAAATCATCTTAACCCTATCACAAGTTAAGCTCACCTGTTTGCCTACTTCGTCAAACATTTCTATTCGTGAATAGTTCTGCGGCCTGTTATCAATAAGCGAAGTAATTATATATTTTAATTCTAAGTTTTTCTGTTGATAATCGGTAAGATTTGCCCAGATAAATTCTGGTGTCATTCCTGTATCATCCATGTGTATAATTATCATATAATTTATGAGGAAATATTTTATAATCAACCCCCATGTAAGGATCGGGTAATGTATTATGTTTTATTACCTCTCCTTTTTTGGTGTCAAATACATGATAATACAATTTAGGATCTATATCATTTAGATAATTATTGCATTCATTAATATTGTTTAAGTCAATATTAAAATCTTCCATGCCCCCGGAAGGATAGTATTGTTCAAAAATAAATATCCAGTATCTTTTCATGTATGCAAAGTTAGACTATATGCGTATGTATTGGAAAGTCAATACTCTTTTGAACAAAGATAAACATTATTTTTGTAAATACACATGTGATTTATGGCTTTTTGGCACAAAAAGAAAGAAGAAACGGTAACAAAACAAACTGTTATTCCTCAATTACCTATAATTGAGGCAATGGGTAAGATTAACACCTCCTACATTGACATCCGCACAAGAGAACAAATGGCACTAGTATTTAGCACCGTTTCAGAAGTGTACTCCCCAATCATGTATTCAGCGTCCGCATTTTCAAATATGCGAATGAGATTATTCAAAACAGATAATGATGGTCAAGAAACAGAGGAAATATATTCTCACGATGTGTTGAAAAAATTATCAGCACCTAATCCGTTGAATAATTGGAAAGACCTCCTTATAAATTATTATGTAAATAAGAAAGTGTTTGGCAACGCATACATATTCAAGCACGTACTGCCAGATTTTGAAAACATAAAGGATGCTAATTTATGGGTGCTCCCATCGCAATATGTATATCCAGTTCCAACAGCCAAAGCATTGAACACGTACTACATAGGCTCCGATCGAAAAGATTATATAAGAGGGTATAGCTTTTTTTCAGTAGCAGAGCCTAACAAGCCAGTGACTTGGAAGCCAGATCAAATAATGCATCAACGTGAGCCTAACCTGGCATTAAGCACAGGGTCGAATATATTACTGACATTATTAGAAGGTCGTAGCCCATTAACAACATTGGCCGAACCAGTAAGTAATATACAAAAAGCATACGAAGCTCAAAACGTCATCCTCAATAAGAGGGGGGCGCTTGGAATATTAACGCCAAAAAACAATAAAGACAGCATAGGCACTATTTCAATGAGCAATGAGCAAAAAACAGCATTACAAGATCAATTCCAAATGTATGGTTTAGGGGAAGAACAATGGCAGTATATCATAAGCAATGTAGAAATGACATGGCAACCGATGACCATACCTATCCGTGAGTTGATGCTTTTTGAGGGGATACAAAATAGTATGATCGCTATTTGTAATACTTTGAATTTCCCTATTGTACTTCTTAATTATTTGCAAGGTGCTACATTCAATAACGTTCAAGAGTTAAAAAAATCATTATATCAAGATAATATTATTCCAAGTGCAAATGCTTTTGCGTCTGAGTTATCAAATTTTTTAGGACTTTCAGAACAGAATTTAAAGCTTAGGGCAGACTACTCACATGTACCTGTATTGCAGGCAGATGCAAAAATGGAAGCTGAAAAGGATAAGATTACTGTCGATACATTACTAACATTGCAGACAGCTATTTTTGAAGGGAAAACAACAATTGAGGCAGCAAGTTCTATACTGGCTAATATATTGGATTTTTCAGATGAAATGATTAAGGGAATGTTGGTTGACACACGAAATACACAGCAAAATGAAAATACAAATACCGGAATACAAGACCAAGAAGGAATTATTTGACTTTCTTGTGGAAAATAAGAATATACTCATCGCTCAAAAAAAAGAAGCAGAAATGAAAAGAGCGGACGGTATATTACGTTATAAATTAAACGATTCAATTGTTAATAAGTCTGACATAAGTCAAATAGACCTAACTAATACAAACGCGCTGAATGTTAAGGCTATCATAAACACTACTAACATAATAGACTCACATGATGACGTTCATATTCCGGGGCTATGGACTAAGAGCCTGCAAGAAAATAAAAACATCATGCACCTACAGGAGCATGATATGTCGTTCAAAAGTATTATTGCATCGCATGGAGATCTGAAAGCATATACAAAATATTACAACTGGACTGATCTAGGCTACGATTATAATGGTCAAACACAAGCACTAGAATTTGAATCGAACGTAAAAAAGTCACGCAATGAATATATGTTCAAGCAATATGCTAATAACTATGTAACAAACCATTCGGTTGGTATGCGTTATGTTAAGATATTCCTTGCAGTTAATGATCCTGAATATCCGGAAGAAAATGAAGTTTGGGATAGATACATTAATTCAATTGTCAACGCAGATGTAGCAATAGAAAAAGGATATTTCTATGCTGTAACGGAGGCAAAGGTAATTGAGGGTAGTGCCGTTCCGATTGGCAGCAATCATATTACACCAACAAGGAGTGTGACACCTAAGATTGAGCAATTAGAAACAGAATTAGAATTACAAGTAAAAGAATTAAAGAAAATACTCAATATATTAAAAGAGCCGCAACAAGAGCCGGAAACGTCCACTCAAATTAGTAGCACTCAAAAAGAAATAGAATTTTTAAAAAATGTTATTAATAAATTAAAATAAAAAAGATGGACGAAAGTAAGGAAAATTTGATGAACGAGATACTAGATAAATTCAACTCTAGTGTAGATGATAAACTTAAAAGTTTCATGAAGCAAGAGGATGTCGACAAAGTTAAAAACTCTGTTAATGACTCATTGTCAAAATTCAATCAAGAAGGTTTAGCTCAGTACAAAGAAACAATTGAAAAGTATGATGCTGAGATAATGAGCCTAAAAGAAATGAATGATGAAATCAGGAAAATTGCAAAAAATCAAGCAATACAGATTGATGAATTGAAAGCGCCTAAAATGCCGGATGCAAGAACAAAATTAACTCGTGATGAGCAATTAAAATTACTCATTGCAAATGGTTTTATGTCTAAAGCGTTCAACGATTTTGAAGGCACTGGATATAAGGGATTTTCTCAGAAGATTACACTCGATAACGATGCAGATGGCAAGATTGTATTAGTCGATGCGAGCTCGCATACCAACAAGGTGGTTATTCCAATTACTAGTCATTCAGGTACTGTAATGATAAGTGAAATTTCCGATGTTATTAGAGATGACACCCCCTCGAGGAAAATGCATGTTAGAGATTTATTAAATGTTTCTCAAACATCATCTGCTCAAATAGTAGCCGGACAAGTGACTGGATGGACTGATGCCCTTACATTAGGCGCAACTGTTCTTGCTGAAAATACAGCCGCTCCTGAAAGTGTGTTCACATCTACAGAGGCAACTTGGGCCGTTAAGCGAATAGCTAATTCAATGCGAATCTCAAAGCGTTGGTTCAAGACCAATGGGTTGAAATGGGTTATTGACTGGGTACTTGCAAAACTTCCTGATGCTACTTATGCAGTTGAAGATTTTGAATTGTTATTTGGTGATGGTTCTGGTAACCATGTTACTGGATTGGCTGATGTTGCACAGGCATTTGATTTGACGCCAAACACATATAGTTCGTCTGCATTTTCAAGCGTTGCAACTTGGAATGGTGGAACTCAGGCATTAGTTACCTTCGCTGCGGCTCATTCAATGAGAAATGGAGACAGCTTGGCTATTGCAAATGCTTCGGAGTCAGCATATAACGCAACTCATACGGCTGTTGAAGTTGTTAATGCAACTAGTGTTGTGATTGATGTGGCTTATATAGCCGAAGCCGACACGTCTGCGTGGACTGGTACAAGTACCAATATTTTCTATCATGCAATAGATAACGCTCAGGAGTATGATACTCTTGCCGTTGTAGAAGCATTGTTGGAAGTTGACGAATTTGCAGTTTCTGGCCACGTTGTTAATCCACAACAAAAAGTACAGATGGGCTTATTGAAAGCGACTGATGACAATTACCTTAACATTCAAAGAGATAGTGCGGGGCGTGTTGTTGGCGTTAATGGCAAGCCGATTGTTGCAACAAGCGCAATGCCAGCTGGGAAATATCTTTCAGGTGATTTCACTAGAAACGGAGCTGAATTGAAAGAATTTACACCCTTTAATATTCAATTTGTCGAAGACGTTACGACCGTAAAAGCTAATGAGATTGTTGTAGTTGTTGAAGAAGAAATCATTTTCCCAGTTTATAATCCATATGCGTTCATATATGGCAAATTTGCTGATGCAAAAACAGAATTAGAGACACCTTCTTCATAATAAATAATAGGGGTGTATTAATTTACACCCCTTAATTAAAATATAATGAATATCCTATACACTACATTTGTTTACAATGAACTCCCTTATATTGAGGCAGCTATTAATTATTACAAAAAAGAAGGTTGCGATATATTCATAATCGACAATATGTCTAACGATGGAACGTATGAATGGCTAGTTGAAAATAAAATTAAATGTGCAAGGTTTGACACTAATGGGAGTGTTATTAATTTTATTGGCTCGGAAGAAAAGCAAAAGTTACATGGGTTAAAGCAAGACATTTATTACGGAAACGAATATGATGAAGCAAGTTACAAGCAGTTTGAGCAGGCAAATATAAGGACTAAAGAGTTATTTATTATTGATTATAATCCGAAATATGTAGAACATTGGATATATG